CCTGCCGTGATCGCCAAGCCGGTTTTACTAGACCAAGCTACCCAATAGAATTTACCAGTCAAAATATAAAAGATGAACGCAAAAAATATTTTAAAAGCACTCTTCAAAAATACCGGGGTGGCCAGTTATCAAAAGAGTTCATAGACGCATATCCCGAAAGGGCACAAGCCATGATAAAAGAAAAAATACATACTGAGAAAGAAGTTAAACAGGCCAAGTCCGTATGGGGAGATATTTCTCCAGCCGGGGGTATAGGGAGGACTAAATAATGGATCAAAATCTTTTACTAGAAATACTCAAGAGCGATCTGGGCCGAGATACGAAAGAGAAGATATTAAGCTACTGGCTTCTACCCCACGGAGAACTCTCAACCACTACTCCCATCCAAACCACCGAAGGACGAGCGGGGTCAGTCAGGCGACCAACAAAGGAAAGCTTGGATTTAAAAAAGAATCCAAGACTTGCGGAAGAACAAAAAGCTATGGAAGAAAGTTTGGGAGAGGTGGGTGGAGATGACGAATGAATACCGCAAAGTATCAGAGCTTAGGGAATGGAAGGATAACCCCCGGTCTATTACTAAAGAGGCATTTGAACGGCTAAAGAAGCATATTACCGATCATGGACAGATGCAACCCCTGGTCATTACCAACGATGGTGAGGTTCTAGGCGGAAATATGCGATTAAAGGCGTACCGGGAGCTAGGTATAAATGATATATGGATTAAGGTAGTCGAACCTAAAGATGAAAACGACAAGTTAAGAATTGCATTGGTATTGAATGACCGGGCTGGATTTTATGACGATGACCTACTGGCCAACCTACTTCCAAATTACGATATAGATTGGTCGCAATACTCGGTAGACTTAAAAGAACCCACTAACTTACGGGATTTACTAGATCAGTTCAAAGAGGTGGTTGAGGATGAAATGCCGGAAGTATCCGATGAACCGGCGGTATCAAAGTTGGGTGAGGTGTATCAATTGGGGAAACACAGGTTAATGTGCGGGGATGCTACAAAATTAGAGGATGTGGAGAAGTTGATGGATGGGAAGAAGGCGGATATGGTGTTTACTGACCCGCCATATGGACAGTCTTTTGATATTAAAGGAGATACAAAATCAGAATATCGTGGAATTTTTGATGGGGCTATAGGGGCGATAACGATCTTCGCAAAAGACAACTATTACATTTGTTGTAATTATGCTTGCATAGGGTATTTTGCATATAGAGTGGAGGAATTGGGATTACAGATTTACGATAAGGTTGTTTGGTATAAAAACCTTTTTGGGCAAGGAACACTCTATCACAGACAACACGAAGATATTATATTTTGCGGAAATGGAAATTATCTTAAAGACAAAAGAAATGATGATGTTGATGTCTGGCAGATAAATTCAATGCGTAATTTCGCAGGAAACAAAACTGCGAAAGAAGATGTTGGACACCCGACTCAAAAACCAAGTGAACTTAGTGCAAGAGCAATCAAAAATAGCAGTAAGCAAGACGATATTGTTTTAGATCTCTTCGGTGGTTCAGGTTCTACCCTTATAGCTTGTGAACAAACCAACCGCACCTGCTATATGATGGAGATAGACCCAAAATATTGCGATGTGATTAGAAAACGATATGCTAATTATATCGAGAAAGGAGGCTCATGGCAGATGGAGACGCCAAAGATATAACTACAAACCAAGTTAGGAATGTACCCAACCCAACGGGCAGGGGTGGGTTTGGCGATCACCCGGAAAACATTAGCCCCGGCGGGTGGAGCAAGGAAAACTCCTACTCATATTGGCAAAACTATTTTAAGAGTCTAACCAGCAGGGAATTCCAGGTATTTCCTACTAATAATCCCAACATGACTATGGCGGCGGCCGGTGCTTATGCCAGGGTTGCCAAATCAGTTACAGATAGACAAGAATTCGAGGGAGTAGCCAATAGAACCGAGGGTATGCCTAAACAAAGCCATGAAATTGAAGGCAGAATATTAACCGGCCTTCTACCAATGGCCCCCCAACGTGATGGAAGAATATTGGACACCCCACCCCAAACAACAAGCGGCCTTAAAACGCCGGGAGTTTGAGATACTTTACGGTGGAGCGAGAGGTGGAGGCAAAACTGATGCTGGATTGGTTTGGCTTTTATATGATATCGCAAATCCCCGATTCCGGGCGCTTGTTATCAGAAGAAATGCCGATGACCTCTCCGATTGGGTAGACCGCGCCAGGCGGATGTACTCCCGATTCGGGGCAGACTTTGCCTACCGACCCACAGAGATAAAATTTCCCACGGGGGCAATTATCAAAACAGGGCATCTAAAGGACGATAATGCCTATGGAAAATATCAAGGTCATGAATACCAGCGTATGGTAATCGAGGAGTTAAACCAAATCCCCGAAGAGAAGCGCTACCTTCAACTTATCAGCTCATGCCGATCAACTATCCCTGAACTACCACCCCAAATATTCTGCACTACCAACCCCGGCGGAGTGGGCCATGGCTGGGTGAAAGCAAGGTTTGTGGATGTCGCCCCCCCCAATACCCGCTACACAGATAAAGACGGCCTTACCAGGGTTTACATCCCCGCGACAATTGATGACAATCCCACTCTCCTGACAAATGATCCTAACTATATAAAGGTATTAGACAGCTTGAAAGAAACCGATGAGGAGCTTTGGAAGGCTTGGAGATTGGGAAGCTGGGATACCTTTGCGGGACAATTTTTTAGAGAATTTAGGCGGGATTTACATACCTGCGTACCATTCATACCTAAAAGTAGTATTCCTAAATACGCAGGTGTAGATTGGGGCAGGATAGCGCCATTTGCTTTCCTAGCGGGGGCATTTGATGTGGTGAAGCTAGAAGATGGCCGGGTGTTTCATCGGGTGTGGATTTACAAGGAAATTGATGGAGTGGAGAAAAATCCAAAGGAATGGGCGGATGAAATAAAGACGAAGTTAAAATTAAGCGAGTTTGAAAAAATAATGGCTGACCCGTCCATGTTCACCAAGGGAAACGATAACTCAATCTCCATATCCGACCAATTTGATAAGGAGGGAGTGAGAATGAGCCGGGCCAGCAATGACAGGATCGGGGGGTGGTCGGTGGTTCACGACTGGCTCTCGATTGCCCCAGACGGAATACCCTATCTGATGATAACCGAGGATTGTCACGATCTTATAACGACTCTCCCAGGATTAGTACACGATGAGAATAATGTGGAAGACGTAGATACCACGGGAAACGATCATTGGGTAGATGCTCTTAGATATATGTTAAAACACGTCAAATGGATAAACGCCAAAGCCGGGGGAGTCCACCAAAAGCAAGAAAAACCTATCAAACAATCCATGCTCACAAAAGTGGACTTCGATGCGTTTGGTACAATTAAACGAAATAAGCGGACATACCGTGAAATATGAAAACTTCAAATTACAAAGGTGAAATCAAAGATGTGGAAGTAGTAACTATCGCCATCGTAGAAAACTACTCCGGATACTATATTGCCCACCACTGCTCGAAGTGCGGAAGAGTTCTCTTTCAATACAAAGGCCGTCAAGTAATTGAACTCCCCGGCGAAACCCCCGTCCAAGTCCCGATCATTCTTCAATGCTCAAACCCCACCTGCGGACAGAAATACTTACTTTCAACCATCCTCTCAAGGTAAGTCCGATGGTTTATAATTGAAGACATGGACGCAATCACAATCCGAGACCCCCTGTCACTTGATATCAAAGATGAAATTTTTACCAAAGTCTTAAAAGCCCGGCGTGAGGAAAGCAAAAACTGGTTCAACTCTGAACTCGACCTTGAGGAAAGAGTCAAAAGAAACCTGAAGTATGCCGCCGGCAAAACGGTAAATACCAAAGAACTAAAAGACTACGAAGGCAAATGGCAGGACAGCATCATCTGGGAATCAGGACAGCAGATCCGAGCCATAGCCTTCTCGAAGATGCCAGATATCATCGTCAAGCCCGGTAAAGAAGGTGACGAAAGCCAGAAAACCGCAGAGGATGTATCAAAAGTGGTGGACACCGACCTCAAACGCCGAGAACGCCGAGAAGTTCTGCAGATGGCTTTCGAGCACGAGCCTTCTTATTTAAGGGGAATAATCAAGTGGCGGTGGAACCCCGAACTTGGAAAGAATGGCGACTATGATTATGAGTGGGTACTTCCCGATGACGTAGTAGTTGATCACACCGCCAAAACAAACGACCAGCGGGACATGGACTTCATTGCCCAAAATCTCCACCCCACCCTTCAAGAGTTAATAATGCGTTTCCCTGACAAAAAAGACGAAATAATCGAAGAGGCAAAAAGGGATGGTGTCCAGACCGATGCCAACGGCGAAATCCCAGATAAAGGCATGGCCACTAAGGTAAAAGAGGTCTGGGAGACATGGTTTACCCACTACAAAAAACACGAAGATAAATACGAACGCATCGAGGGCGTAGTCTGGACATACCGTACCAAGGTTCTTAAAAAAATCAAAGATCCCAACTGGGACTGGGGTGGTGAAAAAAGGCTATTCTCTTACAAAACAGAAATAACCGAAGACGACCTGAGGGAATCAATTACCACTGGTGCTGAAATCGAGGGTTATCGGGAAGAAAGCATATTTAGAAATTACTTCGAGAACCCCGAAAAACCCTACATCTTCATAAATACTGAATTATCAGGAAAGTCTCCAATAAATGAAACTTCTCGCCTAGAACAACTAGTGCTCATGCAGTACACCCTAGACGAGCGGGGCAAAGTCATCGCCGAGAAACTAAAGAACAGGACTAAGCATATTTTTTCCGGGACTTCCGGTATCAAGGCCGATGATATAGAAGAAATGGATCTCAACGACCCGGATGAAGACATTTTCTTAAAAGATGGCAAGGTGGGCGACCTTCATGGAACTATCGCCCCCGACCTTCCCACGGTTCAGGAGTTCAAAGACTATGATGACACCAGAAATAGAATGTTCGCCAAAGCCGGAACGTTTGCAACCAGGGGCGAGATCCAATCTGATACCGCTACCACAAACCAAATCGCAAGGGAAGCGGACTTTACCAGAGCCGATGACTTAGTTGATAAAACCATCAACTACGCCTGCGAGAAAATGGCCAGAGCCGCCCTTCAGCTGATGAAGCTCCG